GTTGTTGCATCACCATCTAATAATCTACTCTTACCAATATGTTCAATAGCATTTTTAGTACCCTTGTCTTTAATCATTCCTTGATAGAAATTTGTAAGTACGTTCTTATCAAGCCCTAAGCCATCAAGCATTGTACCGTCTATATTTCCTATTGTTAAATCTTTTGCTTTAGAAAATGATGCATTAAATTCATTTACATCTGTTCTGTACATGTCGTCTATACTTTGTACTGCACTGTCAAAGTTCTGAATAATTGTATTATCAGATACTAAGTAACCAGGTGCTTTCTTTTCACCTGTCCAGTTTTGTGTACGCTGTCCACGTAATAATAATCTTGTCTGACGTCTGTTCTTAACGTCATCAAATAAATGTATACCTTGTGTTGTTTTATTTTCAAATATAATAACATGTTCGTAATCTAATATTGCACTAGTAATACTTCCAAAGAATTCCGCATTCTTTGTTTGAAGCGATACTGTGCCATCTGCACGTGATATACTTAAATCTTTATTTTGTATTGTTCCGCTGTCTGTTGAAAGTACACCGTTACCATTATAACTTAATTGGTTATATTCATATACATGACCATGTGTTGGTTTGAATTTTACTTCTCTGCCAATTTGTAAAATGTATACATTGCCTACTTCTGCTGTAAGCGACCATGTAACAAATGCTGATGCTATGCTGTCGCCATCATATTGAGTTGTGTATCCACTGACACGCATCCATTCCCAATATCCTCTGAGGAAGTTATAGGTGTCTTGTACTTTTTGGAATACTGTGTCGTACTCTGCTATGCTTGCAGTTGTTACGAATTTATTATATCTTCTTATTTGTTGATCTGAAATAGTTACAGTATTATAATCTACTGCATTAACTAGATTTGGTTCTAAGAATTTAAACTCTCTATTGTTGTTGCTAACGCCTGTTACTGAATAACCAGTTAGTGTTTTCTTAACAAATACTGCACTTGCTGTTAATGAATCTGTAACTGCACCTCTGTACATTGCAATATTAAAGTCGCCTTCACCTAATTCAAAGTCACCAGTTAAACTACTTTCTGCTGACAAGTCTAATAAATGTTTACTAGTAAATCCGCATAACTTTTGTTGTAGCTTAGTTGTTAAATTTTTATATAATTCTGTTTGACTAACGTTATGTTGATTTCTCTTTATGTAATTATACTGTGCTTGAGCAATACCGTTAGCTACAAATGGAACTTCTGCAAGTGTTACATCAATACTAAGTCCTGTTGCTGCTCCTGTTGTGCCTACGTATGCTACCACTGGAGTTCCAGTAAAATCAAGTCCACGGTCAGTTACACTAATACTTCTAATAGAACCAGTAGCTTCTGGATATTCATTAAGTCTATATGTTGCTGTAGCAATAGTACTTTCATAATCATCCATAATTTTAAGTGAGCCTGTTGCTTCTAGTGTTCCGGGTCTGTCATCCTTTGTATTAGTAACATCTATGCTAGTAACAGAATTTCCATATATCTCTCCTGGCATTTTATATTGATTACTTGATGCTAACATGCCCGAGTAACGAGTTGTATTTTTTACAACATTACCGTATTGAGAAATAAAGCCAGGTTGGAAAAAGTTTGTCCATGCTTTGCCGGGTACTAATTTTATTATAGCATCAACTGTCATTGCTTGGCCAATTGCATTAGTTCTCCACATTTGCTCAACTGGTCCCCAATCGCCAAACACAAAGTTTGCTGCCTTGTCTACATTTGCTGGCATGCCTAATACTATACTAGGATCGGCTAAGACGCCTGCTGTTGTTACTGGGCATTTAGTAGCCCAGTCCCATGTGTTTCTTGCATTAGCTACAACCTGTACTGTGTTGCCTGCTGTTGGCTTTGATACTATACCTTTTTTCAATGCGTCAATTAGTGCTGCTCGTTTTGCATCGTCACCACCATTTGCAGTATCTTTCCAGCTATAATGATCGTCCCACCAACTTGGCTTAAATCCATGCCCTAGCATGTGCCATGGTGTAATGTGTGGAGTGGTTGTTCCAAATATATGTGTGTATGCACCCTTGTAATGTCCGGGCAATTTATCAGTGCCTAACAATGATATTGTACTATAGTTCCATGTAAATGGATCAGCTGCATCATAATATCCAGATGTATTTAAACTTGTAATTTTATTAAGGTTTGCCCACTGGTAATAATGTTTTTCTAAATAGTTGTCTAAATCATTTAATGTAAACCATGTGTTGTTTTGTGGTGTTGGTATAAAGTCTACTGTAGAATTATATCTTTCTATTCCAGCTCGACCATATAAGTCAATGTACATGCTATCTTCTTTAACTAGTCCAGCATATATGCGCTTTTCCATTTCAAATATTACTGCATTAACAGGATCAAATGCAGCGCCTGCTTGAGCGTTTTCAATATTTTTACCAGTTATATCTATTTGCACACCATCATGTGTGTATAATGTGTTTGAAAGTATTTGAGGTTCAGTACCATATGCTAATCCAAGTTTCACCATGCTAGGTGGAACATATGAACCACTGTCCATTTGTGTAAAGACAAGTTCTAGTTTAGGTGCTGTTAGCAACGTTGGGTCTAATGCTGCAAATGCTTTCTTCATAATAATAAAGTTACCAATTATATCATAGTCTTTATCTTTTAAAAGAAGTTTTTTACATTGATAAGAACCATTCCATTCTGTTAAGTAAACGTATCCGTGGTCTCTAATATTAACATCGCCGTTAAATGTATAACCTGTTCTGAATGAAGTTTTTGTTAAATCAGTTACATCCCACGATTGTGTAGTATCAGTTTGAGTATAAAGCATATTAGACTCTTTGTACATTCCTGTATCAAATCTATTTCTAGTAACATTGTCAATTACTTTATTAGTTAATTCTTGTATGCTTGTAGCTCCGTCAACTCCGTATACTCTTCTTGCTTGCGCAGCTACTCTATTTCTAAATGCTACAAATTCATTTGCTTGTTCACTTAGTGAACCTGTTATACTTAATTTGTTATTAGAATAGTTGATGTCATTCATTATGCTACCATCTTCGTACATGAATATAGTTCCACCATGTACACATGTTGGAATACTTGCATAGTTGTTTTCATCAAATGTATTGCCATCAAAGCCGTGCATTGTGTTTAGCTTATCAGACCAGTGGTCCATTGTTTCGCTTAATGTAAATGTTTCCATCATCTTATTATGCACGTTGTGTTTGTGTATGTCTGGCATACTTGTGTTAGTTGTTTTGTTTGTAAGGTCGTTGTTGTTCCAACGTAAGTCAATAATGTCGCCAACTGCTAATACACTTTCATCAATGCTTATTGAAGTATTGCTAACTGATTTGCAAGCTTCTTCTAATTTTCCATTAACCGTAACTTGGTGATACAAATGATCCCACTTCTCAGTAGCAATAAATGATTGTAGCAAGTTGCCGTCAATTATAATATCAAACATAGTACCGTTACTAAGTGCGCTCAATTCTACTTTAAATTTAGTAGCATCACTTGGGTCCACTGTTATAGTAACTTCGCCTGCAGCAGTATGTGTTACAACACCGCCTGTTAAGTTATAAAAATAAACTATTTGATCTATGCCAACTTCAATAAAATCAGTTGTGCCTGCACGTGTTGTGTGACTAACTCCATCCTGGTGCGCTGTTGTAATTGCATACTGATCGCCACCTGATGTATATCTTACTCTGTCTGAGTGTATATAATATGTTTGTGTTGGGCGCCAGTTGTTTCTTCCTTTTGGTATCACAAACGGAGTGTCTGCAGCAGTTACTTCATACTGCACATGATCAGTTGCACCTGCGGCAACACTTGTTGATATATATGTTGTTTTTAATACATCTCTATGTTTGAAAAGACTATAGCCTGATTGTGATTTTGTATGACTTAGGTTGTCATTCTTAACATGTTTGTATGTGTTGTAATATTTTTTAGTTGTAATAAAGTTTTCAAATTCAAATTCAGCACCCTTTGGTGTGTCTTTAAAACTTAATGCAATTCCTAATTCAGTATCAACTATGCCTGTGCCTTGCTTGTATCCAAATATCTTCTCGCCTTTAAATGAAACTCCATCTATATTTTCTAATGGAACTGCCTCGCACTGATAAAATCTATACAGTGGATATTGATTTATTTTAGTTTTTTGTTGTGCTAATTTAATTACGCCGGACTCTACAAATACGTCTGCATTTTTCCAATCATTCCAATAACTACTTTTAACATTAGCAATAGTAAATGTTGTGTCTCCGCCTAATGTAATCTCAGTTGCTGCGCCTAATGTAACTGTAAAACGCTTGCCAGCTTTTCCAGTAAGGTTATTAACATAAACATATGTGTCGCCAACATCTGTAATGCTGTTGGCTTCGGCTTCACTACCAACACCCCAATCAACAGTTCCAATGTTTAGTGATTTGCTAGTAGCAGTATATGTGCTATATTCTGGAGAGTTCCATAAATTTATTTCTGAATTATATTCAATAATTGGTCTTGTTGCATGCCTGTTTACATTTGATACTTCAGTAAAATCATAAGTTGGTAGTAATGTTTTTAACTTATTAATTGTGCTAATGTTAATCCAATGGTTTGCTCTACTCCATGCTGTTTGTGCTGGATCATCTTTTGAAATAACAATGTAATCTTTTAAAGGAACTACTGGTAGTCCTAGGTGGTACATTACTGTATCTTCTGAATTAGAGCCAGTTCCTGAAATTGTTGGCCCAGGAGATACTAATTTTAATGCGGCTTCTTCTGCAGCTGTTGCTAATGTTATTGTTAAGTTACCTGTTGTTGCATCAATTGTTATTGAATATACATCTGACGCATTTGTGCTTGCATGTGTCCAAGTAGCACCGTTTCCATCTTTAAATTTCACAAATACATTTTTCATTAACTGTTCTGGATTAGAGTTAACATCAGCAAATTTAAATCCATCAAATATAGGAAGTCTAGTTGTGTCAGCATTATATGCAGTAACTAAGTCTTGCGGAGTTTTACCAGCGGTCCAATAAGAGCTTGCAGTATTTGGAAATACGTTTAATAATTTTGAATTAGTATACACGCCATCAGTTGTTTGCGTATGCTTTGTTATGTTGTTGTATACTCTAGTAACTGTTGCTCCGTCTACGCTAAAATATAAATGTAGAGTGTACTTGCCTGGTTTGCCAACTACTATGTATGTGTCGTCTGCTATATCAGCATGTTGTCCACTGCCAGTAAATTTAATAAGCATGCCTTCTTCAATGTTAATAGTATTATTGTCATCTGTTATTACTGAAGTGGTTTCTGCAATAGTAACTGAGTTTTTCTCAGCGCCTGTCCATATACTTTCGTATATAGGTAACTCTTCTACCCAACGATAGTTCTGGTAGTTTACAAGTTTATCAATATTAATTGGAGGAGTATAACTAAGTAAGCCGGTTCCGTATGCTGCATTATAATTATATGTAGCAAAGTTTTCATTAATAGAATGTGCAACATCATCAAATGTAATTGCGTTAGTTAAGTTGCCGCTGTTGTCATACGAAATAGCACCAGGTTGTAATTGATTTTTCTTTCTTAACGCTTTATGAAATTTAGGATCAATGTAATCATCAGTTGATGTTGCATCTCTTCCGCCTCTGTTTCCAATGTATCCGTTTATATTTTCAAGTGGTCCTTTTGAAACCATTTGATCCATTGTACTGTCTAGCCAATTTTTATTAAGAGGTGTTTGAAAAACACTTGGTAAAAAATTACTAGTTTTTATATTATTAACTGGAGGTTGTCCTGCCTTCTTTTTCATATTATGATCCTGCTCTTATATTTGCGTCGGTAATATTTGTGATGATATCAATATCACCCGTGTCTACATCTGGTATAATAAGTTCGTCTGTATTTGGAGTATACTCAAACAAGTCGCCAAACACACTGCCTGTGCCCTGTGGTACAATAACAAAACTACTTAATGACCCTGCAAGCTGTGCATGCACGTATGCTGCAAGCTCTGTAAAGTAAAATGTTTCTCCAAAGTCCCAATTACTTGAATCAAAGAAAGTGTTAATTGCTGCAACTACTTTTGTTTTTAAATCACTGTCTGTAATAGTAGCACCAAATAATTTAATTATTCTAAATCTTGCTCTGAGATGAGGCTCTGCTATAGAACCAAACATTGGCTTGTACTTAACTGATTTAAATACAACTGTATCACTTACTGCTTTCTTTTCAAGTACACTTGTAAACTGTGTGCCTAATTCGTAACTGGTTGGCGGTAGTGGTTCTGTTGTAATTGTTCCGTTTAGATAATTCTTATATGCTGTGTCATATGATTTTGATAAAGCAAACACATCAATAATGTTTGTAAAGCTAGGATCAACAACTTGGTTTTCTGCAGCAATATGTTCCCATTCAAAGTTTAAATTTGACTGGCCGCCATATGTTTTGCTTGCTAAGTCAATAGTAGTCTGTCCTACTGTGTCTTTAAATACATCTGGATTGTCTGGCCTGCTATCTGCGTTGCCATCAATTAATGAAAGTCTATAATTAGTTGCATCAGTAGTTTCAAACCCATATACATAATATGCGCCCTTAGAAACAATATCACCGTTAACTAATTGACCCAGTAATCCAATTGTATCACGTTTTGCTTTTTTAGTGTACGTTCCAATTTCTAATTCATTTGTAATGTTTCCTAATTTTACCGAATCACTGCTAAAATTAAGTCTCATTGTTCTTAAATAAACATCATAGTTTGCACCTGTGTAATTAAAGTAAACTGTCCAACTCTCTTTATTATTGCCAAACTGTGTTGGGAATGATTTCTTAGCAGTACCTGTTCCAACTGCCGAACTTGTTGCTGCTGCTAGAATTTTATCACCAATACGCGGCACTGTTCCGTTATTACCTGTGGCGCCGTTACCAGCTACCCAACCTGCATCGCTCCATGCAGTTGTACCTAATGTTTCTATAATATAGTCTATACCAGCTACAAGAGATTCTGAAGCGGTTGGTAAGAAAACTACAAATGGATCTGGAGCTGTGTCAATTGACCAACTTCTAGTTTTAAAATTATAATATGTAGTAAATGATCTTTTTGCTTTTAAATATGATAAGAATACATCTCTTTCTCTAGAAACAAATTTTCTAGCTAATGCAGGATATACAATACTAAGTTCAAAGTTCTTTGGAATTTCAGTATCAAGCATAATAGCACCAGTACCGTTAGCACGTAGCCCAGTCGGTTGACCGGCTTGTGCGCCTGTGCCTTCTATACCAAGTCCATTTGATGATACGCTTACTACCTTAGCCCACTTAGTTAGTGCTGATCTTGCTGTACCTGTATCTGCTAACGAACCTGTATCTGTTGCAACAAATCTAGTGCCTACTGTGTTTGCACTAGCACCAATTGCTGTAAAATCTGTTGTACCTACTGTTGCAATTCTGTATGTTTCACCTACAACAAAATTACCAGAAGCTGTTACTGCTGGTGCAAATTTAATCATTGCACCAGGTGTAATGTATTGCATATATGTATCAACTGTCGATCCTACACGTTGAATAACTGATGTATTTGTTATATAACCGGTTAGTACTCCAGATGGAGTTGTGCTTGGGTTGTTCCATTTAAATGAATTCTCTATATAAGCTGGGCTACTGTCTGTTCTTAACGAAGCAAACGCATCTGCATACCCTATATAATATAAGTTTACAAATTCATCATTGTCTAATATATTCTTAACATACTTTTCGTATATTACTTGTTCTGTGTCATTTGTTGCAGCTGAAACTGAAACCAGTTTGTTGTCTCTGTATAATGTTGCATCCTTGCCTGACAAGTATAAGTTGCTGTATGTTCCAGTAGGATCCATAAATTTTGAATATCTACTGTGTCCGCTAAATGTTCTGTTAACGCTTTTAATTTTCAATATAGCACCGTTGCTATTTCCTAGCAAAGTATTATAGTCAGCACCAGTAATCATTCTATCTTGACTAGCATAATTCTTTGGAGCGTTTTCTTTAATTTCGTTTATAGTTTCGCTTGAGCTTGCATTTGTAATTGATTGCATCAATTGTATTTTAAATATTGCAGTATATATGTTGCCATCTGCGCCTGTATATTTTACTTGTATACGCTGGCTTGACAAGTCGTCTGGTCTAACAACATGTGTACTGTCTGCACTTGTTCTGTACCAAACTCTGATAGTATCTCTTGGAATGTTACCAAACACTTTGTCTGCAAACATGATTGATACTTTATTGCCTGTTCTAGTTTTTACACTAAACACATCTCTCTCACCTGCTTTTAAATCATTGTAAATTACATTACTGTTAACATCTGTAACTTTTTTCCAATTCTTAATAACGTTGCCCGTGCTGTTAATGTTCTGTACCCATATGTCTGAATTGTTTACATTTGCCGCACTTACGTCTAATGATAAATTATCAATTGGAGTGTCAATTGAAAAGTCTTGATAACCTAATACACCCTGCTTAACACCAAAGTAAAAACCTGTGTTAGCACTGTTAATTCCCTTGCCGTCATTTTTAAAATATATTCCTAAACTTCCAATAGGGTCTGGCGACTTCTCTGCAAACGATAATAGTTTGCTGTCGTATTCACTGCTTATAATATTATAATCAGATGAAACACCATTCACTGTACCTTTTATATCATATTTAATTTGATTTGGAGTATTATTAAGATCGTAAAAATCTGCTGACACATTATTAATTACTGCTGATGTTTTTGGACTACCATACTGGTTGCTGTTCTCCATGACTGCATTAACAATTGTAATAAAATCGTCTAAGTTATTTACATTGTTACTTACTTCATATAGAATGTCAGTGCCGCCTAAGCTAACACCTGCACTACCTATAATAGACTCGTTTGTTTTAATACTTGTAATTTTCATCTCACCGTACGCTGGCACGTTACGTCGTGGTTGATATCCTAAGAACTCAGCTAATTTATAAACTGATTCTTTTCTTCTGGATGTGCTTAAAAAATTGTTCCTAGCATTAATATCTACTCGATATGCTAAGTTGTGTCCAAACTGTGCTACTACGTCTAGTAGTGAAACAAATTCAGCTGATTCTACCCAGTCATTGTAGTTCTCTGGATAGTTGTTACGGACATACTCAACCATTGCAGTTCTAATAGTATCATAATCAAATGCTTGAAAATTTGCATTAATATATGATTCGTATACAACTGTAAAGTCCTCTGCCGCAAATAATTTATTTTGTCTTGATTTCTGTGCCATAATTATAACTCTGCGTCTTGTTCGAATTCATTGTCGAACTTAATCTGCAACTCTGTTGCAGTTGTTGTTGGTAAGTAAGTTAGCTTTACATTTACTGTAACACTATGTTTATCTTGCTTAACTGTAATACTTGATTCGTTTACTTCAAATCGCGGATCATATGATATTACATTATATACCTCTTCGTCAATTGAATCAATTGTAGCTTGATCCAATGGTTCAAAGACGTATAGGTGTAAGTCACAGCCAAACTCTGGATCTGTCCACTTCTCTCCTTTACGGATTTTAAAGTGGTTTAGTAGATCTTGTTTAGCTAGTTCTATGCCTGACAGACTTTTACTACTGAAAGGCGAATTTATTGTGGTGTATCCGATTATATTACTCATACAACTATTTATGCAAAAAGATAAGTAGGTATATTATGATTGAAGAATTAGCTTATCTTCGGGCCATTTTATGTAATCTTGCCAGAATGGGCATGGAATTGTTATTTGATGTGTCTTTTCAGAGTAGTTTATCTTGTGCCAGCTTGGAACTGTGGGTACATTAATAGGCTTAGATAGCTTATCACCTTTCTTAACATTGCAAGGTCCGCATGCACTTACGGTGTTTTCCCACGTAAGCCTGCCACCATGTGACTTAGGAATCACATGATCGATGGTTAAGTCAGCATAACTAAACTGATTACCGCAATACTGACAGCAATGATTATCTCGTAGGTATAGATTCCGTCTCGAGTATTTTGCTTTAATTGGTTGCTTGTGATATGTGTTTAGCATGATTATGCTAGGGCATGGTATAGTAAGTGATTCAGAACGTAGGTACACGCCGTCATAACTTCTGATTACACGCACTTTTTGTTGAAAGACAGCCTTGACAGCATCTTGCCAACTAACAGTGCTTAAAGGTAATATTGATAATGGCTGTCCGTCAGCGTTAAGTAGTAATACACTGTTGTTCAAGTTTCTTTTCCTTGTAATTATAAAGTATTTATTAAGATAATTGAGTGACTATAGTTCGTTTTCTATTTTCAGTCATGTTAGGCAAGAATCTTTTTGTTTCTGCATAATAAATATATTCTGCCTGTTTTGTTTGCACTGTTGTTAATTGTCCTGCTGAGTATTCTTTTACAAGTGTTTGTATCCCTTGTTCTTTAATAAGTGATCTAAGTTTGTATACTCCATAGTCTCCAAGCATTAATATTTTTGCATCAGCCTGTCTGCTTAATCTATCAGCTCCACCTAATGTCATTGCAGTTGCAATATAATCCCATTGTCTATTTTTAATATAATCAGTTAAATTAAATTGTCTGTTAGGAGTGCCTACAAAATTAAAAGAACCGGTTGCTACATATAAATCTAACATAGCATCATACTGTGATTGAGATAATGTTGTTAATGGAAATATCTTTTTAAATTTACGTTCTTTGTCTTTGAAGTTTTCAATAAATGCTGTGTATGCATGTACTTCAGTAAGTCCTATTCCACTAAGGTTAGTACTGTCAATGTTTCCATATCCAATTGTTCCTTTTCTGTTATAGCCTGACCATAATATTGTTCTAACTTTAAGATTAAGAAGTTTATCACTTGCTTCTAACTCATTTAAATTAATTAATGTATCAACTGTAGTTTTATCCATTACAGTAAATAATCCGTAATCAATTAAGTTAGTAGAATCTACAGTTGCTTGTAATTTAAAAATAGGCATTATGCTGTATTCCCTTTACCGGTTGTAGCTGTTTCTTCTACACCAACAGCACCAAGCCATGGGTGGTGTTCTGGTACTCTGCTTGCTGCACTTTTTAGTACACTGGTATTTGTAGTTTGGTTTTGTACTGTTGTCTTTGTTGGAGCTGTAGCCGCTGGCCCATTCATATCTATTTGGGTGCCAACCATAATGAGGTTTCCAACA